AGAAAATACTTTAGCTTGATTAGCAGGATTTAGTTTTTTAGCTTCATCACAAATTGCTTGAGTATTAACTTTCATACCCTCTTCAACTTTTTCATCTTTATCAGAGTCTTTGTCTTCAGCTTCTACAAGTGTTTCACGACCCATATACTCAGCAAACTTACCTTTAAGCTCTTGAAGCTCAACCTCAGAAGCACTTGGTTTACCACCTAATGCTAATTTTTCAAACGCTTCAGCTAATTTAGAAGCTTTTTTATCGCAATCTGTCATAATCTCTTCTTTGTTTTCTTTATGTTTAGCTTTACACTCATCACACTTACAGTCTTCAGGGTGCTTTTCTTCAGCTAATTTATCAGCAACCTCTTTATCTTCATCTTCATCACCTTGGTCATCAGACTTGATTTCATCTTCATCATCTTTATCAGATTTTTTGATGTCATTACCTGTAACTTTAGCTTCAGTTAACGAACAACCCTCAGGAGTACATATATACTGCCCTTTTTCATTAACATCAATCTCAACACCCTCAAGTATCATAGACTCATTGAAGCCGTTTAAGTTAGCGTTATAGTCACTTGGAGTTGATACAATATCATAAGTAATAAGGTTGAATTCTTCAACGATTTCACCTTTCATTTTACCTACACCCCTAGATGAAACACCAATCTTGATACCTTTATCAATAAGCTCACGCATAACAGCAGTCTCAGGGATATTAAGAAGTTCAGCTTCTCCATATACAAGACCCTCACGCATTTCTAGCTTACGAATTTGTGCAACAGCACTCCAAGGGTCAACAGCAGTACGAGGAGGGTGTTCTTTTTCCATCAACGTGTTTGTTGTTTTACCTTGAATTTCGGCTTGGTATCTACTTACATTATCTTCCCAAAGTTTACTTGCATATATGCGACCATTACGGTTCTTTTTATCGGGAGTCGAAAATGTACCTTTGATTACATACGTCTTTTGATTTGTACTTTCGTTGAGTTCAACAACATTGTCTAAATCAAAAGTTTCTTCGAGAATTAATTTCATTTTATACCTTTAGTCTTCTTCGTTACTAGAAAGAATTTTATTAATTTTTTTCAATTGTTGTGGAGTTGCAGAAGCTAAACTACCAAGAGTTTCAGTTAAAAGTCCATATAAAATTGCACTTTCATCTAAAGTTTCAGACTCTTCAATAGCTCCACCTGCATTCATTTCTGCAAGTAGTTGACGAGCTACTGTTTTACCACCAAGTTTTTTAACGATTTTTTTAAATTCAGCTCTTAACTCAGCAGTAACGTGAGCTTTAGCGTCTATTGCACCTGTACGACCTACCATACCAACAGCAGACTCTTTTAATGCCTCTTTAAAATTAGTCATCATCTTCGTCTTTGTCATCTTCATCTTCATCTTCATCTTCATCTTCAGACTCATTTTTTTCAAAAGGGTTTTTCTTTTTCTTTTTATCAGAGTCTTTGTCATCTTTGTCATCTTTGTCAGAGTCATCAGAGTCTTTGTCATCTTTGTCAGAGTCTTTGTCATCTTTGTCATCATCATCTTTACCAAATGCTTCAAGTACTTGACCTTTAGCAGTTGCTAATTTAGAAAGACTATCTTGAAGAATAGCATTTGCCATAAACTTAGCGTTAAGAAGCTCTTTAGCTCTTGTTTCAAACTCACTATACTTACGCTCTTGAGCAGAAGCCATTAAATCTTTAGTTGTTACCATAATATTGTCCTTTAGGTTGTTTTATTTATTTATAAGATAGAGTTAAAGAGGGTTTAAAGAGGGATTAAAATCCGCCCTCTTCCTCTAGTGTTGCATAGAATGAAGCATATAAAGGGTTGTTAGTTTCGCCCTTAATTTTCTCCATTTCCTCTTGAAGTTGTTCATTAGACCAACCAAAAGTAGTACCTACTGCTGTTTCAAATGAAACAACACGACCTACTTCCTCTTTAATCTCTTGCCAATTTCCGATAGACTTAATGAAAAGGTCTTTCTCCATATTCTCAAGGAATACTGAACGGCTTGTGAAGTCAACGATAATTTTATCTTTGTACTTATCCCATTCTTTTTCACTCATAACACCTGTAACGATAATCTCACGCTTAAGAACTTCTTTGATTAGAGTCGTAACAGGAATTCTAAGGCGGTCAATGTGTAGATAGAACATCATATCTTCGTTAGTAGTATCCTGAGTCTCATAACTGAAAGGACCTCCATCTTGGTCAAGGTATGGGTTACGGTTAGATGGAATTTTCATAGATGTATACAGTTTCTTAGAAGCGTGTAAGATATCTTCCATATCCATTAATCCACCTTTTTCATCAATAGTATCTACTGTAGTACCTCTTGCACCACTACGATTGCTCATCCAATAATCCTCTACTAGAGGTTGAGTGCTCTGCATATTACGGATAGTTCCGTTCTCAGTATCGTAAGTCTTTTTGTATTTGAACTCAGAACGAATTTTGTCCATAAGTTCTTTAGCTTTTTTAGGTGGTAAATCTGCAACATCAATGTTGAACATTCTACGAGAAACTGAACGACTATAACGCATAGGTACAAGCATATTTTCAAGTGTATCTAATAGGTTAGCCGATTTGAAAGCGTTCTCAAGATACCCTAAGTTGATACGCCCTCTATGGTTATCACTTAAATTGATTTTAGTATTTAAGCCGTAATCAACGTGTACCATTTCATCAGGTGAATATGTCTCATCAAAGTCATCTTCTAGTAGGTCTTGACCGTATAAACATTGGTCTGCCTCTACATCAGGAGCGTATTCCCATTGTGTTTTGTCTTTATTGAAATATAAGTTATGTGGCTCAAGGATTTTAGCTTCTTTGATACCACTCTTAAGGTCTTTTTGGTCGTATGTTAATGCAACATTTAGTTGACCATCTATGTACATTTGTCTGATTAGAGGGTGCATATTCTCTTTCATATTAAGAAGTAGTTGCACCTTTTCAAAAACTTCACCAATCTTTTTCTTGATAGTGTTATTTTCTTCATCAATATTGATTTTGAACTCTTCATCTTCAACTGTAAACGCCATTTCATTAACGATAAGGTCAATTGCATAGTTAACATCAGGGTTCTTAGCAAGTGTTCTATACATATTAATGATACGATTTTGGTAGTTTAGTAGTGAAGTTTCAGTTCCACCATAAGCCCACTCATAACCATTGAGGTCTCCAAAGACCATTGTACCCTCATAGTCATTATCACTTAAGGTCTTAACGATATGCAAATCATCTGTTGTGTTAGATGGATTTTTGATTTCATCAGGCTTATCAAGGAAAGGCTTTTTAAGTGCCTCTGTTAACTTTTCAAACATATTATCTCCTGTTGTTTATACGTTGTTTATAGATTATTTATACAACCATTTTTGGTATTTATATAAGAGATATTTTTATAATAAATCTAAACAATATATAGACCATCTTTGATACTATAAATAAGTCAAATAGATAAAAGGAACTTTTAATGGCAGACAGAAATCAGCCTAGAGTTGTTAATCAAAAACAACAAAGCAGAAGAATTGATAGTGAAGATAAACTAATCAACTACATTCGTACTATGCTTGGTGAGCCTATGATTACATTAGACGTATCAGATGACCAAATAGGGTTGTTGATAGATGATACTGTAAGAAAATTCAGCGATTTTGCATACGGTGGTGAACAAAGACTAGCAATTATTGTAGAGGGTAAATACGATACACAAGATTACATCTTAGATACAAGGGTTCAAGCGGTACTTTCAGTATCTTGGGCTAACAGTCTAGGAGCCTCTTCATACGGTGCAGGAGCAGGTGGTATAAACTTAGGTCCAGGTTGGGGAACAATCGGTGTAGGATATGTACCTCATATTACTATGCAAGGTGAAGTTTCAAGCCTTTCAGTTGGTGGAGCAGGTACAGGTGGTTGTAATGGCACAACAGCAGGTGTAGCAGGTGGTGTAAGCCGTGGAACTCGTATGGACGGTGTTACCAATGCCTATGCCTCAATTGCACAGAGAGATACCTTACAGGCTCTCTTAGGGCGTGGTGTTAACTTTGAATACAACAGTAACACTAAGATTTTGCGTGTTTTTGAACCAATAGCAGGAAACTTCGTTATTGAAGCTTCAGTTGAATACGTTCCAAATACAGAATATGATGAAGTATATTCTCACCCTTGGGTTAAAGATTATGCAGTAGCTATGACACGCAGATTATGGAGTACCGTTACAGGTAAATACTCACAATCATTAGTAGGTGGAGCAGAAATCAATTATGATAAAATGCAGACTGAAGCTGAACAGATGATTGAAAAATTAGATGAAGATTTACTTAACAAATATAGTGAAGCTTTAGGTATATTTAGCGGTTGATAACTGCTTTATATAAATATAATATTAATCAAATACAAAGGACAGTAGATGTTATTTAGAAATGAATTCTTAAAAGAGGGTGTTTCAAAAGAAGACCTTGCAAAAGAGTACGGTGTATCAGTAGAAAAGGTCGGAGAAGTTTGGTCTAAAGCTTCAGGTATGGCTAAAGGTGAGGGAAAAGGCGATAACTTCGGTTATGTTGTTTCTATCGTTAGAGGTATGCTTAAATAAGCATATAGAGAGCTATTTTTTGCTCTCTAACTTTCTTACTCTAGTTCTAATATCTTCAATAGTCTTATCTTGTCTAAGATTTTTATCAACCAATAACCCCTGATTATCTTCATAATGACTTATTGTAGTCTCAATTTTAACTAATCTATTCACATTATTATTTACAGTTTTACCGCTTAATTTTCTCTCAGTAATAGCAGTACTATTTTGATTAATTTTGCCCCACATTTGACCTGCTGTGAAAACTATACCTGCGACCATTATTATTAATGTGATAATTGCTAATATACTTTGTATTGTACTATTCATATTTACTCCTTATTTACTTTTTATTTCTTCCATTTATCTATTAAAACAGCTATTAGTTTTAATGAATTCAACCCAAATGTAATAACCATTAACGCAAAAATCATTATATAAGAAGACATTTCAGCGTAAGCTATTGGTAAAGGCAACACAAACGAGTAAACAAATATAGAGGTTATTGCTAGTACCATATATCTTGTAAACACCTTATGTCTTCCAAAGAAGTCATCAGGAATA